TAGGGGTTGGAGGAGGCGGCGCCGGGGTGACAGGAGAAATCACGCCCGGCGCCGGGACACGGCCTGGAGGAGACGGCGTCACCACGACAACAGGTCGTCGCCAGGCTGAAAACCAGCGACAGCACCGCTCCTCCAAGAACCGGTTGATGTCGGATATTCCGGTGGCGGAAGTGTCGCCGCCACTCCCGCCCCACAAGACACCGATCAAGGTGGAATCGGCGGCGCGGAAGATCCCGCTCCCACTATCACCAGAGGTCGTATTGAGCGCAAAGGACGACACCGGAGTCCCGCCGACATAACCCCGGACCCCGTTGCTAGCCCCCTGGCGTTGGCGTGGGCCTTGGCCGTGGGGGTAACCGACCTGCCAGACAGCCTCCCCCGTCCGAGCAGGCGCTGGCGAGATCGGCACCCATGGGGTCGAGGCGTCGGCCGCGATGGCGAGCGCGGCGAGGTCGGCGCGGTCATCCACGCCGATGAGCGTGGCCTGGAAACCGCGTCCGGACGGGAATCTAACGGCTACCCGCCCGGCGCGGCCTGCCGGGAACAGATGCCTGCAAGTCAACACGAGCGCCCGATCTCCCTCCACGGCCACGCAGGTCCCGGAGCCCCCGGAGATATGGCCGCCCAGACTGTTCGTGACATGGACGCTTGCGGCTACAAGCCGCGGGTCCGCCTGGGCGGCCAAGGGCTCGCGGGACTCACGGACCACGGGAGGAGCTGGGGCACGGAACTGCCCCGGGGAGGGGCAGGTAGGGCACGATTGGCCCGGAGCCGGATGGGTCCAGAGGAGAAGTGCAAGTGCCAGCCAAGGCATGAACGCAGCGCGGAGCAAGCGGGATTTCTCCTGCCACGTTCAGGGATCATTATCTCCAGGAGAGAAGAGGATTGCAAGAGACAAGGAATTATCCCCTGGGAACTGGAATCAATGGCCAACCATTTTGCACGGCGTATTCATTGCGCAATTTTACTATCTTGATATAGAGCTTCTTTTTCGTCTTCCAGCCTTTTTTGTAGGTATCCAGCACCTGATCCCATTCCTCTTGGTTCAGAGTTTCTGAAAACTTGTAGCCCTGAACCATTATGATCTTCTCTTCCTCGCCATCCTCTTCCCCAGGTACCGTATCCTCGATCTTGACGTTGAAGAATTCCGGAACTTCCTCGGGGTCGTGATAGCCGGCTGCGTGCCGCACCCATTCGCTGTGGGCCAGCCACAAAGCATTCGCCCCAATTTCCTCAGGAATGATGCCCGCATTACGGGCCAAATCGACGAGTTTGGTGATGGTCAGAAGAGCAAGGTCCTGTCCGGCTTCATGAACCGCATGAGCAAGTGCTTGCCGGTGGTTTAGATTGGGTTGAGTTTTTGTCGTCTTCCTCATGACAACTCCTTGATAATGCTTTGGAGATGGCGAACGGAGGCAGCCAAGGTGATTTCTCTAAGTCCCTGGCGCTCCTCCTCACCAAGAGCTGCGGCAATCTCTTTCCAAGTGCCATAATGGTGTTCAATGCCAAGCAGACGCCGATTCAGGGACATCAGGACATCTTCCAAAGCGTCCCCTCCCGTCCGCTCGATCCGGGTCTCAGAGATGGGCACGTGCCCAAAAGCAGTCTGCCGTTTCGCCTTGCGGTAGGCCGGGTCCACCTTGCCCGTGCGCTCCATCTGCTCGGCGAACTCGGCGTACAGCTTCGGATTCTCCTCGGCCTTGTCGGCGACGAACTTGGCCTTCTCGTAGGTCGTGCCATGCATGCCCAGAGCGGCACCGACCTGGTCGCGTGTTCTTCTGCTACTCGCATCTCCATTACCTGTGGAGGAATTCTCCAGAGGTTTCTTCCCTGCTTTTTGTCTTTGATCGGCCTTTGGCTTTTCAAGCTTCTCCAGCTCTCGCCCCAGCGCTAGCGCCTCGAAGGGTGTGAACGCTTTGCGGCATTCGTTCTCGTCGCGCTCCGCCGCCAGCGCCATGGCTGCGTCGTCCAGCGAAGCCACGACGTGAACCGGAACCTTGGTCCAACCGAGCGTCTTGACCGCTGCGAGACGGCGTTCGCCGGCGATCAGCTCGTGCTTGGTGTTGAGGACCAGCGCGTGCAGCAGACCCACCTTGGCAATGCTGGCCGCCAACCCAGCGATGTCGCCAAGATCTTTGCGGTGACGCTTGTTTATGCGAATTTCTTCAAACGTTAGGTTTTTTGTTGTCGCAGTCATGGCGCTATTATCTTCAGGAGGAAGCCGGTTTGCAAGCGAGGAAGCAAAACGGGCCGGGGGCGAACGTGGAAGCCTCCCGGCCCTGCCGCCACCCGTGCGGCTATGGTTGCTGCTGCGGCAGCCGCCGCAAAATCTCCGCGTGCTCCTCCTGGATCTGCTGCACTGCCGTGGTACGGCCCCGGATCTGGTCTTCCTTGGTTTCCAAAACAATCGCGCGAATCGCCTTTAACTGATCGATCTCATCACGCTTCATTTCCGTTAGCCGTTCCTGAGTCTTGGCGATGGACTGGAGGGTTGCGCTTTGCTCAACCTGTACCTTCTCGATGCGCTCGATAAAGACCAGGTGCCGATCTGCCAGCGGCTTCACCACGTTCGCGGCCAGCCATTTGCCCATGCGATAGATCGCCACCAGGACGCTCACCAAGAGCGCTCCCATGATGCCAAACTGCTGCACCAGCTGCACGTAGTCGATCTGGGCTGGCATCATCACCTCATGGGCTAATTGAGAGTTTCAACAGAAACATTGGTTGAACTTATCGTGTTGTCCGGATCGTTCACCACCCCCCAGACAAAGGTCACGTCCAGGATCTGCGAAGCCGTGGTATCGATCGTCGTCGTCGACGTGTTGACCATCGCCGACGTCAAGAACGCCACCCCGGCCGCCTCTTGGCGATCCGCATACCCCTGGCCAAAGACGGTCCCCGAGGCCCCAGTGGTCCGGCAGGTAATCTCCGCGTCCAGTTGCCAAAGCGAATTCGATATCGCAATAGTGGGAGTAATGGCCCCCGTGTCGAGCACCGTGGTGGCGCCGAGCTTCACCCGCCAGCGCATGGTTCCAGCGGTGACGGCATCCGTGCTCCAAAACCCGCGGGCCCGGATGCGGATCGTCTTGCCGGCGGTCAAGCTGTTGGCCGCGAACGTCAGTGACCCGACCCCGGAGCCAATCAGAGTAGCTTCGGTAGTGCTCGCCACGGTGGCGGTCGCGGTGGCGGTGAAAGCCGTGACGGTGCCCTTGCCGGGGCTGCCCGCCACGCAGGAAGTCACGATCCCGCCCTTGGTCACAATCGACGTGGGATTCGCATAGGTAGCGCCCGCGTCCCCGAGCGTCCCGTTGACGCTGAATCGCGGCACCGTCGAACCGTCGTTGTGGGTGAGGTCGCACCCCTTGACGCCAGCGAACGCCTGGATGGAGAGGAACATCGAGCTGCCGCCGTCGGCGACTTGGAGCTTCCATTGCCCCAAGGTGGAATTCGTCTCGATCCGCTGGGTCGTCACGCCGCCGTTGTACACGACGATGGCCTGGGTGTGCTTGATCCAAATGTCATTCTCAAAGTAGCTTTTCCCCAGCTGCTCCAACGTCACGCCTGCAATCGCCAGTGAGGCTCCGGTCCCGATCCCGAGAGAGAAGACGGCCTTGTTGCCAGCACCGAGAATCTGGTCCGAGAGGTTGACGATTCCCTTCGCGGTCAGGGAAGCTTCGACGAGCGCCTGGAACGTGGGGGCCGACCCCGTGGTGCCGGTCAGGACCAGCCCCGTGGTGCCGGCGGCCGTGACCTGGACGGCGGAGGTGCCGTTGCCCAAGATGACGCCGTTGGCGGTCAGGGAGGTAGCCCCGGTGCCACCACTACCAACCGGTAGGGTCGTGAGACCGCTGACCACGATACCGCCGCGAACGTCCACCGAAACCATGGCATCCTGAGATTGGACACCGAAGAGCGTTACCCCTATCGCACTGGTGGTAGCGTAACGCGCAATCTTTCCAGCCTGACGAATCTCAAATACCATACCTGTAATGGTGTCGTAAAAACTCGCATTGGCTGAACTGCCGGCAAGATCAATCACGACCAGGGTAAATTCGTTGTCTCCGGGGGCAAAACTACCGATATTTATACTGCCGATTGAAGTTGCAGGCGTGCCGATTGTGACCCGCCAATTAATTGCGTTCTCAGCCTTCATCACCACCGTGTCGTCAAACCTTTTTTCACCGTCGCCCAACGTCTGAGCCGTCAGCGACACGATCCCCCGCTGGGTCGCCGAAGCATCCGCGTGGTCGATCCGGGCCACCCCGGCCGAAGGCGTGCTGACCACGTAGCCGTCCACCTGGTCGAATTCCAGCGTGGTGACCATCGTGACGGTCGGGCCGAGATCGACCTCGCGAACTGTCAGGGTGCCGGCGGAGGGCTGCGTGAAGTACCAGAACTCGCCATTGCCCAGGAACAGCTCCACAATGCTGTTCGTCGCCACCGTGGTACTGCCGGCCACCTCGTAGGCCGGATTGACCGTCGTACTGCCGGACAGGCCGCCGTCCAGCACCTGGGTAACGCCCGTGCCTGTGCCATCACCCTGCATCTCGACCCACGAGTAGGCGCTGCCAAGAACCCCCGTGATCTTGGCCAGAATCCGGCTGCGGTCTGCCTCGCGGAGGTGTAGGCCCGTGACGTCGTTGAAACTCGCCGGCGCCGTGAACGTGGTGAATGAATCCACTAGTCCGGTCAGCCGGTTCATTTCCTCGGACGAGGGCCGTTGCCCTTCCTCAAATTCCCTAAACTGCCGGACCGTCATACCCAACCCTCAAAGTTTGCGCCGCTTACTGGATTTTCTGGACCAAACTTCCCGAAAGCGCTTGCACTTCAACTGTCGTCCCGTGATCCTGGGACTGGCCAGCTAGGAGAACAACCATGCAACGAGACAATGCTTTCCTCACCATGGGCTGCTGTGTGCTCGGCGCCAGTCTGGCGATCTCAGGCTTTTGGTGGACTCATCAATCACTGCCGGCCGAACAGAAAACAGCCCCCGTCCTAGCAGAGCCGGCCGAACCTGAGCCGTCAGTCCAAGCTCCACGTCCCAGCACAATCCCCATTCTTACATTCAACCTCAATGATCTCTTTGCTGCCTATCGGACCAATCAGATCGCCCTCTATGATAACTACCTGGATAAGCAGCTCTATATCATCGGCCGCATCTCCTTAATCCCCAGCTCTCTGGACCAGGAAATTAGTGGCATCGTTCTGGATGATTACAAAGGACACTTCGGGTTCTGTTATTTCGATGCCAGCCACCGGCCACAGTTGGCGAAACTCATCCCCGATCATGAGATCAAGATTTTGGGTGCATTTAGAGGAGAGCAATACGACCGCCTCGTTTTCACTCATTGCCAAGTTATCTCCGTCGATGCCGTGTCGGCCAGCACTCGGCAGGACTTTGCCTGGAGCCAGAGCATAAAAAAACTCAGGGGGGAGTCCCCCTCCAAGAACACCATGTTAGGCTGGCTTAAATAGCAGCTTGAAATCCGTGCTCTTGAAAAGTCTGTCCCCGGTCGACAATCCATTGGCGGTCGCAAGTTCCCAACTGAGCGTCTCGTTGGGTGCTGTGCCCTTGCGCCGCAGGAAGAAATTGTGGTCGCCCCCACCTCCCAGAATCGGTTCCTTGTATTTCACATGATAGTGGATGTCATACAGACGATCCCCCAGGGCCGAGCGAATTGGTTTCAGGTCCGCATTCAGCAGCAGCAGCGTGCCGGTCGGAAACGTCCCCAGTGGCGTGACGAAAGCAGCGTTGTTGATGGTTCCCTGGGCGTCGGCGATCTTGGCGAGTGGTAGGTTGGTCTTCGGGATCAGGTGCCAGATGAAGTCAATCTGCCATGTTGGAATCAATAGCGGCAACCCGAAATTCACGGGCTGCTTATCCGCCGTGATCCACCTCATGAATCCGACCGGCAGCGTGAGGAACTCGGCATATGGCTTGAACAGAATCGTCACGTAACGCAGCAGCCTGGACTCATCCGGCACCCCGGCAGCCTGTACCTCGTCATCTTCCTTGACCTCGTACGTCAGGCTCTCGTACACGACGGTTAGTCGTCCGGTCTTGTAGACGGCGGTGTCGTCCGTGGTCTTGTCCCGGAAACCGATACCCTCCAGCTTGGTGATCCGTGTCGCGTAAATCCACGGATTGCCCATCGCGTCGAGAAAGTCTGGGTGAAACGCCGGGGTGAGGCGCGACACGTACTTGATGTTGCCGGTCCCGGTCTTGATGCTGGGAAAGCCGAGCAGCTTGTCGGCGAAGCTCAAGCTCTTGGTCCAGTCGCAATCGAGCATGCGGGTCACGCGGGCGCCGTCATTCTCCAGAATCTCGATCGGCGACCCGGGAACATGCTCGATAAATGTGATGCCGCGGAAGATCGCCACCACTCACCTCCCGGCTCCGAGGTTCAAGACTGGGAGGGACTGAGCGATCACTGCCGTGTTGGCGGCGGTCTGCTGAAAATACGAATTATTCTGGATCTCCATTGCGAGTTTTTCTGCTTCAATGGGACTCTGCAATGCTGCCAGCTGGAATGATTTGCTTATCTGGTCGATGGCCAAGAACTGTGGCGTAGGCCCCGAGATGGAGGTCACGATTTTGTCTTTCTTCTCGCTCGGCAATTGTTTGCCTTCCAAAATATCCCTAGCTCCCTTGAAGGTCTGGATACGCTTTTGCAATGCCACGACCTTGTCCTTGGCAACTTCTTGGGCCGCAAAGCCAGTCAGCAAGCTCTTCACCACATTCACTGGATCTCGGCCGAGTGTGCCTTTCAGCTCTGCGCGCGCCTGTTCCTTTTCCTGCTCAAGCAGGCCGATACGCTCCTGGATCAAGCGCTTTTTCTCATCAGTCGTTTTGGAACTGCCGAGAATGCCCTTGACTTCTTTATCTTCGGCGACCTGCTGCACGGTCGCCGACGTGGTTTTCGTCTTCTGATAGGCTTCCGCTTCAGCCCGCAGCCCCGCCAGCTTCACGGCTAGAACTCCAACGGCCGTTGCCAAAAGCAAAATTCCAGCAATCGCGGGATGAGCCCCCAACAGCAGCAGAGCTGAGCCGATGAGTTTTATCACCGGGACCAGACCCATCAGCACGGCAATCAGTTTGCTCGCAACAAAGATCGCCCCCGTGATCCCAAGGACCCACAGATTCCACTTGACGATGTTCTCCTTGGTCTCGTCGCTCATGCCGCGGATATAGTTCCTGGCCCCCTGGATCACTGCAATTGCCTTCGTGAACGCTGGAATAAACGCTCGTCCAATCTCGCCCGACAGCAGCCGAATCGACCCCGTGAAAGTGTTGATCGCATCCGGCGAAGCCGAGGCAACGAAGCCCGTGATGGCTGCGGCGCCGGTCAAGAAAATCCGAGCCGACGCGGCGGTGAACTCGCTGATGCGATCTTGAAGCAGCCGAGTGGCCCGCTCAGCCAACTGACGCTCTCGCTCCAGCTGCCTTTGCAGCGAGCCGCGCAGGCCGATGGTGACAAATGCTGTGCCGAGTGGGATATTAGGTCCCGCCATTGCCCTGCTCCCTCTGGTACTGCTGCCATTGCAGCTCTATTTGGTGATCCTTCAACCCGCGCCGTTTCCACACGGCCCAGAAGACGTCCCGATAGGGCTGCTGCCGCTTTGGTTGCGAGCGATCCCGCTCCTCGCCTCGGAAGTAGATGTTGCGAGCCTGGTATGGGGTCAGGCGGCCAATCTCCTGGAGGGTGAGGTTAAACGGCTCTCGGACCAGCACCGAACAGATCCGATCGAAACTTACGTGCTCGCCGCCGCTGCCGGCTTCTTCCCAAAAGGGTCGGCATTGGCCTCGTCGATCGCCCGAAATACCTCCGCCTGGTCCTCCTGGAGCATCTCCTGGACCAGCATCGGCGTGACCTCCGGATGCTCCCGCTCCAGCAGCATCCACACCAGATGCTTCAGATGCGGCAGCGCGCTGAGCGACGTAACCGACACCTGGGCCCCAAAGCTGTAGACTCCGGCCGTGATGTCCCGACTCGTCTGCGCCCGCAGGGCATCGACTTCCTCCTTGGGCAGACACTTGGTTGCCCGGAGGTAGGTCTCCCACGCCTTCTGTTCCAGGTGTTGCTCAAACTCCGCCTGGATGTCGTAACTCCAGGGAGCGAGCCGGTAAGTCTTGCCCCGAAATTGAAGCGTGGAACCATTCCCCAGTGCTCGACTAATTTCACCCATAAACTATGCCGGATAGGTAAATATGCCCTTGGATTTGGCCGTGAACGACACCTCGACCTTGCCCCGCACTTCGGCCGTTACAGGGGTTGTGGTGACGAGAACGCTCGGGAAATTCCAGAATGCCCCCGTGGTGTCATTGAGGAAGAGTTTCACGTTCAAAAGCGTCTGGCCTGTCACGATGTTGGGCGGGTTGGCGAAGTTGCTGGCCGCCGAGTCCCAATCGGCATCGACCGTGATTTCCGCATCGACAATGCCAGAAATGCGATCAGCAAATCCAGCACCCTCGAAATTGGTGATGTCCAGTTCTTCGGCCGTGGGGTTGACGTTCCAGCGGCGGGCCGTATAGACGGTGGCGCCGATCCGGACCTTGGCGTTCTTCGCCGAAACAGGAGTGAAAGCCATGGTTCATCCTTTCAGGCCGAAGAACCGATGATGGTGATTTTGATGGTCGCGACGTTGGCTCCATCCTCGTTGACGATCTTGAGGCCGTCGGCCGATCCAGCGGTGACGGCATACATGGTGGCCCCGGGGCCGGCCAGAAAGAAGCAGCCACCGTTGTAGACCCGCACGCGAGGGTTGGTGCCGGCTACCCAGGTATTCCACGGGCTGGCATGGTCGCCGATCAAAATCGACGTCGCCGTGGTGTCGTTGGTCAGCTCGACCTTGATGGCCTTGACGCGAGCGAACGTGATGACGTTGCCAAAGAAGTCGGTCAGGGAACCGGCTAGGTCCAGGTTGAGCGTCCCGCCCCCCGCAATGGTGGTCTCGGTGCGATACATGCGATCGCCGGTCCCGGTCGCTCCGGTGCCGTCCGTCAGGCTCTTGGAGTACGTGTCGGTATTGCTGTTGGCCGTGTTGCCCCCCGTGAGGACATTCTCCATGTTCCAACCGATCACCGCCTTGATCTGGCCCACCGCAAGCGTGGTTGCCATGCTGTACCTCGCTAGTATGTTTTGCGCACGATCGTGCGGTATTCAACCATCGCCTCGTAGACGATCTCCCCGGTTGGCGAACGGGCCAACTCGGTCGAGCTGACCTGGTAATTCGTCCGCTCCAGTTGGATACTCACGGCCCCCGTGATGGTCAGCGTCCCCCAGTCAAATGCCGTCTTGACCAGCGTCGCTATCGCCTCTGCGGCCGCACACCCCTGGGCGTAGCAGAGGAACTGAACCGACCCTTCCTCAACGTATTCGCGCTCGAACGTCCAATCCGGTACCTCGCCACCATGGATCAAAGCCACGAACGGGAGGGCTTTGCCCTCCGGCACCTGGCTAACCCAGATGCCGGAGGGCACAGAGGCCGTCAGATCGAAGTCGGCCGAAAACTTCTCCACAATGGCTCCCAGCAGCGTTGTGGCCATCAAGGGGCCTCGCTAAGGTGTATTGCTCTGGAAGCCACTGATTTGGGACCCTTGGGCGCCGCCCATGATGTAGGCCAGTTCCCTGCGAATCCGCACCATCGTCACGACTAACCACTCGTGATCACCCCGGCCCCTGCTCAGCTCCAACCATTTTCCATACTGCACGTTGGTGCCTACGCGGGCCAACTGGACGTCCCCGTATTCCATGTATTGGTACGTGATGCTGCGTCGCAGATGGCCTGACAGTTTTCGCGGATACGCTCCCTGGGTGGCCTTGACGGTCGCGACGTAGCCGATCACTCGCTGGTAACGAATGATAATTCGGCCCCTCACCCTGAGGCGTGTTCGAACTCGCATAAGCACGCGCCTGCGCGGCGCCGGAACGCTCAGGACCTCCTTGAGTCGGCGTGTCGCATGGATGGCCGCAGCCCGGACACCTAGGCCACCGAGCCGGCGGATTTCCTGCGTCACGTTTCGACCATTCCAGCGGAATTGCACGCTAGATTCTCACCTGCTCCCCAAGCACTTCCAGGAATCCTTCCATGGACCCGATCGGCCGATTCTCGTTGTACTCAATCACCCGGATCGTCAGCCCGTCGCTCGTCTGCACCACGTCCCCGTTGTCCACGTCCGTGCCCAGGGGGAGGAAGATCCGGTGGGTCACCGGGATGGTGAGCATTTGATACTGAAGCCGCTGCCTTGAGCTCAGGCTCTCGACCCTCGCCGGCACCTCCGGAGCCTTGTCGGTGAACGGCAGACGGGTGCTGCCGCCGCTGGTGTCCTTGGCGGAGGTGGGACGCCTGATCGTCACGGAGTCCTGGGCCAGCAGCGCATCGAGGCTCATATCGTCACTTCGTTCTCTAGCTGTGATCTGGATTGGCTTCGAGTTCGATCGCGGGCACGTACTGCCCGCAAGAGAATTCGGAGCGCCTTGGCCTCGCACTCCATCTTGTCAAGCTGCTGTCTGATATCATCTGCACAAAGTGACTCAACAGCAGCAACAGCGTCAAAGTTGTCCAAACTCATATCGCTACCTCCCGGTAACGTGACAGCAACTGCCGGATCGTCCCAATCTCGGCCGCCGCACGCCCGCCTCCAGCTCCCCCAGCAGCGAAGAGGCTGTACTGATACTCACCGAGCCGCTCGGATTGCGGCGAGTCCCCGCCAAACTTCGACGTGCGCCGCAGCATCGCCACGTACAGGTTCGCCGCCAGCTCGATGTCCTTCGGCATCGTGGTCGTGCTGAAGCCCGCGATGTACACGACCTTGATGTTGCCCCCGCGCGGGAACGGCGGTTCGTGGGACAGACCGCCGGTCCTGTCCTCGTACCACGAGGGGTAGAACCCGCGGCTGTTCGTTGTCATGGTCCACACGCGCCCGATCCGCTCGACATGGCCGCGCCGGCTCACGGGGCTGCCCGCAATCGTCGCGTCGTACACGAGAGCGTAATCGGTCCCAGAGACCAGCAGCGTCGTGGCATCGAATGCCCCCGTGGCCTGGCCGTAGTAGGCCCCGGAGTCCACGTGGATGGTCGTAATGGACGTCACCGGCCGCTGCCGCAACTGCAAGATCGGCAGCCCGTCCCCCGAATAGAATTCCGTGTACGTAATCTGCTCAAAATCACGATCTGTCCAGCTCTTGATGGCCGCCGACGCCGCCTCGACCAGGACCAGAAGACGGGAGTTCTCCTGATCGGTCTTGAGGCCGAGGAAGCATTTCACCTTGTCGAGCGTCGTCAAAGCCATCGTTCACTTCGTCAAGTAGTTAGCACCCGCGGCGGGTCGCATGTCCCGCCGCGGGTAGAGCGGGCTGGCTGAGCCAACCGATTTCACGCTGATCACCTTGCCCTGCTTCAGCAGGAGCCGGGCTGCCGCGGCATCGATCACCACGGAGCCGCCGTCACGGAGCATCAGGCGGTAGTAGATCATCGCTATCCCTTGCGGTCGATCGTGCCGTGGAGCGCCACGTCTACCTGGCCGGCTGCCGAGGTGAAGACCTTGGGCCAGGTGCCGAGTTTGCAATAATGCGGCACGTTCAAGCTGATCGTCACCGTCGAGGCGGCCCCCTGGATGGTGCGGGCGATGATCTCGCCCGCCGCCGCGGCGTTGTTGACGCCGTCGTAGATAGTCACGGTCAGGGCCGTGGCCCCCACGGCGATCGTCAGATCCGAGACAATCACCCAATCGGTAGCAGCCAGCGTGATCGCCACCGTGGAATCGGGGCCGTAGAGCAGAATGCGGGCCGCCGTCTCCGTGAGAGCGCTGGCATCAGCGCTCGAGAAGTCGCCATGAACCGGGATACCGAGAGGAATCTTCATCATCACTCCTCTCAGCGCAGTTGAACAACCTTGACCCAGTCGATGTCCAGAACCGCCTGATCGGTTCCGGTCGCGTGCACCGTGAATCCAGGCGTCAGCGCCAGCACCGGGATATTGGCCGTCAGCAGCAGCGTCGCATTTGCGACACCATCGACGTAGAACGTCACATCGGTAACGCCCCGCACCACAAAGCCGAGCTTCACGTAAGTCGCGGCCACCAAGGTTTTGACAGCCGCCACGGTGCCCCGCACGGTCGCCTTCTCGCTTGAGGCGACCAGCACGCCATCGCCGGTAAAACTCTCAAAGCCAATGCCATCACTGATCGTCAAAGCCGATGTGGCAACCAAGGTAGTGTCCAGCGCGGTCAGTCCGAAGAAAAAATCCCCGCTGACATGAGACACTTTGAGTCTGGTTTCAAACCAGAGATCCTTGCCCGCCGCAGGAATAAAGTCAACCCCAGCGGATTGAATTTGCGGGCCCTGGCCGTCTGTAATGGCGCCGGCATCCAGCGTCGCAACCCCACCAGCCAGCACCCCCGCCACAGCGGTGCCGGTCGTTGCCGCGGTCAAAATCCAGTTGTCAGCCGCCTTGGTGAGTTGATGAAAATCGTCGAAATGGATATGCCCCACAGTGGGGTCTTCCATGATTGCCAACAATGGACAGCTCTGCCACAGACTCGTCCCCTTGGCCGGAGACAGCAGATCATCGGTGAAATTGAGCTGCGGTCCCGAAGAACCGAGACCGCCGGCATAGTAAGATTTTGTGGACATTGAGTGTACCTCTTGTTAGGGACGAACCCAGGGGCATGGCCCCAAACAAGATTATAGGGCAGACGGCAGCACGGCCTGGGCATAGCGCGGTTCGCCGAGGATGTAGAGCATGCAACCCAGCTGGGCGTTGCCGCCAATGTCCGCGACGCGCCCGCGAATGTGGTCGAACCCACCATCCACGTCCAGCTCATCGGAATCGAACTCCACCACCCAAATGGCCTGGATTTCGGCCGAGACCAGGTCCGTGTAGGTGGCAGCCGCAGTCTGATCGACGCGCGTGAACGTTCCCACAGCCGTCAAGGTGCCTTGCTTGACGTAGATGTTCCGGAACGTCAGCGCCTTGGCGCCGGTACCGGTGTTTGTCGTCGCCTGCTCCATTGTCAGCGTCGGGTCGTCCCCGGCCGTGCCTGCGGCCTTGAAGAGCACGACCGAGACGTGGTGGTAGTTCTTAAGCGATACCCAATCGCCGTCGTTAGCCGCCGTCTGCATATCGACCGGGACAAACCCGGCGGAGAGGTTGTTGTTCTCACAGAAACGCATATAAAGACTCCTTAAGCTAAGCTATCAAGCTAGGGACGTACCCAAGCTCAGGATCACGCGCGGGTATCAAGTACAACAAAGGGCGACTGCGTCGCACTCCCTTTGAATGGCGTCAAGGCCGAGTTCCACCAGGGTTTTCCATCGATTCTGAACGTAAACCTATATACCATCTGGTCTGTCAAGAATTCGACGTGCATCGACATCGCGGGCTTGATGGCTCCCTTGGTGGCGGTCACGTATTGGGACATATCGGCCAGGATGACGTCTCCTTGGGTGCCGAGCGTGGGGTTGAACTCGGTAGGGACCACGGGGCGCCCGTAGAGCGTCGCGTACATCGCTTGGCTGAGACCACCAGGGGGCATGTAGACCAGCTGACCGCTCGTCCCAATCGCCACGTTCATCAGGTGCAGCTGACGCTCGGTATCCTGGTTGATAAGCCAGACTGCGTTACCCCGACTGGCTGCATGGAGGCGCTTCCACATTTCGGCGATGTTCTCGCTCACGATCGTCGCCGCCGGCTGGCCAGCCTCCTTGGCGACACTGACCAGGCAATCCGACAGCAGAATGCCAAGAGGCTTGCCCGCGCCCTCGCCATTGATGATGGCATCGCCGACCAGGAAATTGATTTCCTCGGCTGCAGCCTTGGAGATGTATTGCTCCAGCATGGAGCCGCCGTCATCCAGCAGCTCCTCAGTTACATAAACCACAACTTGGAGCTTGTAGGGTTTCAATTCAATCTGCCGGAACTTCGGCTTGCTGGCCGTGAACGGATCGCCTTCATCGACCCAGAATCCACGGACTCCACCACGGCGAGAACCAGTGGCACGAGAGGTTTCGTCAATGGCTCGTAGCTTGATGGAGTTGGACCCGATCGAGAACGAGTCCGTGCGATCCAGAAGATTCTCGGTGTTGTGCATGATCTCCCGAATGCCGGCCGCAAACTCCGGCGCCAGCAGAAACCCGCCATCCGAGCTAATCGCCTCCCCAAGACCCGTCGCGGCCTTGAGATAGTGTTCCTTCGGCTTGAGCCGCTCATCCATACCCCGCTGGGCGTAGTAGTTCCGGACAGCCTTCAGCTGCTCCCCCATCGAGGACCAGCCGAAGCGCTTCAGCTCGGTATCGTCAACCGCCGTGGCCGCCACCTTGTCGGCGCCGGCGATGACGGCCTGGGTATCGCGCACAGGCCGCTGGGCCGCCTTCAACTCATCCCGTAATCCTTGAAGTGCCTTGACGACTTCCGTTACATCGACTTGCTTTTCGATTTGCTCGGGCGCTTTCTCGGGGACCGTAGCGGTCGCCATTTGCTGAACCTCACGCCGGCAAAGCAAAAACCCCGTGGAAGATCGGTTGATCTTCCGCGGGGTTTGCTCGCTAGGCTCAGGTGAGGAGCAGCAAATGGGCCGCTGGTGGGACGCGGAGGGTGCCGTACCCAGGCCGCTATTTATGTGTTATACTAGTTCCTTTGTCTGCAATCTTACTGCGGCGATGCCGCCTCGGTGGACATCCAATTCAACCGCTCCAGTCCCGGTAAAGCCCGGCTGAAGGACTCGCCGCAGCAGTTCGTCCAGGGCGTGCTGGGCACGTGCTGCCTTTTCGCGAAGCCCTTCGTCCGGAGATAGTCTACCGCTCTGGGTCACGTTAATCAATCCGTCCCGTGGCAATTCGGAGTTCGCGCCGCAGGGTCGCCATCTCTTTCATGACCGGCGACCAATCCACCGAAACCGTTGGGCCCGTGCAATCCTCCGCCGGAACCTCAACCCGATAGACGCTCTTCTCCTTCGACTCCTCATCCTCCTCATCCTCCTCATCGCCCTTATCCTCTGCCATCTCGATGCCAAGATCAAGGTCAGGATAGTCCTTTGCCGCCGCGGCCGCCAGCATAGGGAGAATCCGCTCGTACAGCTTCCGCACCGCAATCCCCGGTTCCAGCATCGGCAGCTTGCCCTGGATGTGGGCCGCCAGCTCCATGAGGCATTGGGCGCCAAGCGGCATCTGCTGCTCGGTCGCCTCGGCGTCATCACCTGTGTCCTCGCTGTCGCTATCATCGTAGGCTTTCGCGTCGCTCACAGGGCCGCCCTCCGGTTCGATCTTGCGCTGACACACCCTCGCCACCACGCCGTCCACCAACGGCTCTTCACGGGCCGTTTCGAGTTGGCACTCGCTCTCGGGAAATTGCTCGACCGTCCATGCATCATTTGTCTCGGTCAGCTTATCGGCCGAGCGTCCGTGCGCCCGCAGCCATCTGACCGCATCCTCCCACTCAGGATACCGTGTCCTGGGCAGAATCACAGCCTGAATGTCCGTCCCCCGCTCCTTTTGCTCGGGTTGCACCAGCACCCCGCCCTCGGAGGGCACGGCGGTGCCGAGGCCCGTGGCAGCCTTGACCGGCACAAACGGCTGCAGTGCCTTCCTGAGCTTCTGACTAATCTTGGCGCCGTCGAGATCGTCCAGCATCAGAGCCTCGGGATTGCTCGGCACGCCTACGATACTGAACTCCAGCAGCTCCCAGCGCTTGAATAGCCATCCCTGCCACTGCTGCCCGACCGTCTCGCCGTTGCGCCGCCCCTTCTTTTCGGGCAATCGCTCAGCCTCCAGGGGGAAGAACCCGATGCTGGTGGCGTTCAGGAACCCGCGCTTGACCTTGCCGTAGATGTAGACCGAGTCCGGATCGGCCTGATCGAAGTAGCAGGTGGCGAGGATGCGATCCGACTGGATCGAGACGGACAGCCGACCGTCCGGCCCCATGGCCTTGCCAATGGGAATCGGATGCTGCTGATGATTCAGGAAAATTACCGGATTCTTTTTATAGCCATCTAGGATGCAACCCTTAGGAATGACGATATCACCGTCACGATCTTGCTTACCGGTACTAATTACGAAAGTGGCAGACATTACCGCATCATCAGTTCCAAGGAATGAAGCTGTCGGATCGACTAGTTGCAACTGATTCCTGCCGGCAAGCTTTGTCGCGTAGCCTTGCAAACTACCAATCGAAAAGCCTTTGCTGTCCGTCAAAGACCTGGCCATTCGCTCCTGGCGTTTGCTTACCGCCCTGATAATCCCGTTGGTCCTCGTCATAGTGGCCACCCGGTAGTCTTCCTTTTCGCTTTCCCGTCCGAGGCTGATAATCCCCTCGATCACGGTGAAGCTTGCGATGGCAGTTCGAACAAATCACTTCGCATTTCTTCGCTTCGGCAATCGCATCTTCAAGCCTTCCTCTTCGAGCCAAAGTCGAGACACTTTCTACCTTTGTTTCTCTATCATCATGATGAAAGTCTAGGCAGATCGGGTCATTTTCTCCACAGAACTTACAGCCCGCCTTTTGCTTGATGTCATCAAAAACCGTCTTGATCTTTGCCGAACGTTCGCGCGTTTTTTGACAATGCTCTTTCTTGTTCTCCAAATATCGCTTGCGGCCGTATTCGCTTTGCCGTTTCTTTGACTGTGGTTTGTCTCGATATCTTTGCTCTATCTCATGCCTCGCCACCTTACTTCGCTGTCGATACGCTCTTGCGTATTCACGGTTGTAGGTTCTTCGCTTCTCGATCTGTTCCGGCGTTTTACTAGAATGCTTTCCAGGCATGTCAGCCTCACTTTCAGGTTGACGGCTCAGGGTGGGCAACGGTGTAACGACCGCTGCCTGCCCGCTATTTTACTCAACTCGTATTCGGAGTCAAGACCTCTGTCATGGAACATTGGCAGTGGGGGTGTCTTGGCGGATGAAATACGGATGCATATGGTCCAGTTCCGGCCACAACAAACGGCTGGCCTAAAGGCACCTCCACGCCATCCAACGGAAGACACAAGGGGCAAGCGTCCGAGCTGGCAAGCCATCTGACGCCCGCCACCACGCCACTCTCCTCTGCTGCGATCAGTTGGCCAGCGTGGACGGCACGACTGGCCTCGGTGGTCGCAATGCGAAATGCCCGCGCCGGATCGTCGAATATCTCCTGCACCCGAGCCGTCAGTTCCCGCAGGGCCTCGCCGCGCTCCAGGCCGGCCGATAGCTCGCGCCGCAGGTCCTGGATCGCCTGACCGACATCACGAGTCGCGGTCTGGTTGGTGGCATCGCAGAAGGCGAACACGGCATCTCGGATCGCGTCCAGGACGCGCGGGTTGAAGACGTCGAAGCTCGGATCGAACACATCTAGGATGCGTTCGGGGGCGCCCTCGTCCTTGCGTATCGTACCATACACTCGCTTGCGTGCCCTCAGCTGCCTCCTGATCCGCCTTATCGCCGCCCTGATCCCCTCCGCGTAGTACCCGTGCAACAGCGGCTCCATCGCCGTGGCCATCGGCTGCGTCCAGTGGTTGAGCGACGGCACCCGCTCGGGATTGGCCCGCAGCTTGGCCACGACCTCACGCTGCTGGCGGCGGAACAGTACCCGCAGGGCGCGAGCGATCTTGCGGCCCGTGGGGATGTCGCGGCCGTGCCGGGAGTCAATGGTGCGGAGGATCAGACGCACGGACTCTGCACCTCGATTAGCGCATCATCAGCAAGCCATGCCGAACGACAGGTCACGTCTTCGACTTTGATCTCATTGTGATCAAAAATTGGATATGGTTCACCAGGAGCAGTCATGGGAAAATCTTCGCTTTCCAGCATAAGGCCAATGAGATCACGATCAAAGTATGCCAAGGTCGCCTTAATAACCTTGGCGTCAGCCGGAATACCTGTGATCTTGAACGTGCGCTTACCGTCCATGCCCTTGAGCAACTCGAAGAGCAGTTCAGGAGACACCTGCAGTATTTTGCGCCGCATTCCCGCCATCACCAATCCTCCCGCCGCTTCACCTGCCCATTGGCAAACGACGCCGACAGACGTCCAGCCGACCCGTCCGGAAGTTCATCGCCATTAGCGCCTGCCGGCGGCTGTCCCTCTCGCAGAGCTTGCGCTGCGGTATCCGCTCGCTCCGCCTCGTCCGCCGCCGCTCCGACGGCCGACAACTCCGGGAACTGCTCCGGCTCATTGAGCGGATACTCCTGGATACCGATCGGCAGCATCGGATTGTCCCCGCCGTACTCGTAGGGTGCGTACCCGATCTCCTGTCGAACCTCGTTGATGGTTAGGACTCCGGTGGCGAGGTACTTCTCGTGTTCGGCCAGTTTCTGCACCGGGTCCTCGGGGGTGCAGTCGTCCCAGTAGACCCGGATACGCCTCTGCTCGTCGTAGCGGCTGGCGATCTTCTCGGTATAGGTGTCCCCAATCATTTTCGTAAGCGGGTTGATGGTGAAGCTGCAAAACCACTGCAAAACTGCCAAATTGCTCCCGTAGGTCATGCCCTCGGAAAACATCGCCGCCTGTCGGGGGACGCCGAACAGCCCCAGGATCATGTCGCGCATCTGGTCGCTGGAGGCGGAGAAGTCCATCTCGCGCGGACTCGTCATGTAAGGCTTGATGTCCTTCACGCCCGCCAAGATCACGGGTCGGCCCGCTTTCGTTGGTCCGCTGAAGCGGCTCATGAAGCGCTGCTCGATCCGTTCAATGTCCTCCCTCGTGGGGTCAATCGTCTTCTCATCGAGCAACAGCATCGGCCCCAGCTGCGCGACGTTGGCGAATGCATGCCAGCGCGATTGCGAGATCGCCTCATCCTGGTCGATCCACCGGCTCCCGGCCGTCGTATGTGCCCAACCGTCGATCTTGCTGATCGGGGACTTGAACTTGAGATGCACGATCTCCTTGGCTGGCAGCGTCTCCATGCGTGCCGTCGCATAAACGGGTCGGATGTCGTAGTCGGTGATCACGCCATCGCTTTTGTTCGCCCGAGGCCAAACCCAGTGGCTTGGCAAAATCCACGCTTCGGCCGGCAGTCCCAGACTATCGGGCGGCAACCAGATGTAAGCATTGCCCGTGAGATAGAGAAAGATCACCAGTTCTTTCCAGAAGTCCGAGGCGGTGTCCGGCTCATTGGGATTGCTGAGCAACCGCACGAGGCGATGGTCGCAAGGCAGCGGTTCCAGGTCCTCGCTCTGCGTAATCTGCGTCATGGCCTTGCGGCGCCCGCGCAGGGTCACGCCCTTGTAGCGATAGCGCTTGAGCCGCTGATCCAGCATGGCTGGTCGCACCACTGCGGCATTCGGCTGGAGTTGAGCCACCTTGTTGGCAATCGAACTGATCGCAATAAAGGTCCAGTACTTGTAATGCTTGACTTGCTCGGTGCGGGAGTCGGTCCAGGTGTTGCCGGCGTAGCTGCTGCCGTACCCGGGGGCCGACAAGGAGGCCATGAGCCGCGAAGCACGGGATTTCGTGAAGCGTCCGGCGAGCCAGGATGTCAAGGCGCTGAAGATTCCCATGGCGGTTAGTATGTGGACAGGGAAGAGATTATGTCAAGTCGTGCTGCTCCCGCATCACCAGCACCACGATCGTCTCCTGCTGCTTCCGGATCATCGCCAGCAACTGGGGCACCCAGGTGCGGGCGCCGGCGATAAAGCAAGCATCAGGCTCGTACCATATCTGCTGATGGTTGCGAGGTCCGTAATACAATTCGTGCCCGTTGTTCCACCACGGCCCTAGCGTCGCCGCCCGCTCAGTCGCCTCAATCTGCCGCAGCTGCGCCTCGGTCAGCATCGCTTACTCCGTGAGCATGACAATGACTTTCTCTGGTCCAACCATTCTCATTAGCTCTTGGAGCGGCTGTTGGGACTGTCTCTCCTGCTCTGGAATCGACGAAAGCGGCAGCCACTCACCAAACGCAGCAGCCTGTTTCTGGACCCAGCCAGGAACTTCCAGCGACGCCAAGGAAGGGACCTCAAGCTCGCTAAGCTGCGGATACTGCGACAGCACGAAGGGCTTGGCCTGGCTGGCAGCCCGGGGCAGTTGATGCGTGTAAAGCTCCTCGCCCGTCATGTAGCCCAGGATGTCGTACACCCCTTCCATCCCGCGCTGCGAAAGCAATAGACCAGACACCACCGTCAGAACATCGCCAATGTGGAATTTCCTCATCTTCACCCTCATGATCAGTCTTCCAAGTCATCGCCACTCTCCCGCTCATCAATCATACTCCTTGGGATCAGTGCATTCCCGGGGCAATCCCAGGGCCCCCATCACCGCAACTGGCTCGGGCAGATCATTGGGTATCGACCTGCAGGGCGGCAAGCCTTGCGATTCAGGATGCATGTTGCCAAGCCAAACAAACGGGTCAGCATCCCCACGCCACAATAGAGCGACACCGTCCTTTTCTGTAGCCTCGATCCGCAGCGTGCCACCGTGGAACTCCCAAATCATGGGCGCCATGGTTTCCCCATCGGCGGCCAGGAACAGCTCGATCTTGCGCGGCCAGGGGATCTCGACATCGTCAATGAGTAGCTTCATCGCTACACCCACACGCCAAGCTTCCTGTATGGTCCCAGGACCAGTTTGGAAAACGCACCGCTCAGAGAATCGACCATGTCGTCATGAGCCGCAAAAGGGAACACGCTCAATTCCTCCAGGAGCATTCTATTCCACGGCCCCCGCACAAGCTTCACGTTCCCCGCCTCGGCCTGACTGGAAAGCGGCTGCGCTCTGGTGACCTTGTCGCCCGTGACCTTGTCGCCGCTGAACGCATAGCCGGCGAGGAGCCGCGTATAGAACTCGATCACGGTCTTGCCTGAGCTGCCAGGCTCCTCCTCCATGGCGATCGCCACGCCCGTACCGTCCAGGGCGGCCGTCTGCTCGATCAGCTGCTGGACTGAGCGAGGCGAGGACCTCGTACGGAGCACGTCGAGGATGTAGAACACACCGTCTTTGGCTCGTCCCAGCAGCACGCCTGCCGTCCAGTCAGGGTCCTTGCCCGGCTCAGCCTCAGTCGCAGCCAGGTCCCAGTATCGGCACCTCGTTAGTCCGTTAGGCGCCGCGTCCACGATCTGGAACCATTCACGCCGGAACAGGCCGCCCGAGTATTCCTCCCAAGAGCCTTCGAGCAGCTGAGCGCGGGTAAACGGGTCGAGCTGGTTCAGAGACGCGATGTAGCCGGCTTGATCGAGATGAGGATTATCGCTAAGGCGTGCAGGTACGAAGAGGCGATCGGCCGATTGCTCTTCGAGGAACCGGTCCTTGACCCAGCCGTGGCCGATGCCGCCAGGATTGCTTGCCGCGCGCATGCGGACCGGTATCTCAGCTGCTGCCAGACGCCGGAGTCGAGAGAACAGATATAGATATTGATTCTCCGGAAACTGCGTAAGTTCATCGAAGAAAACGCCCTGGAACTCGGCACCTTGATAGCGGTAATGATCGTTAACAGAGTCCAGGTAGCCGAAGCTCATGGTGGCGCCGGAAGGGAAATGCCAGGTCTTGTCCTTGGCGTCCCAACGTGCCCCTCCACCAGCCAGCCATTCGGTCGCACGGTCCATGAGCGCCCCGGGCAGAGCAAGATCGGCATAAGTCTTGCGAAAGAGAATCGCTGCATATCCCGGAGTGTCCACGTACTGCAAAGCAGCGAGAAGTAAGGCGGAGGATTTGCCACCTCCAGCGGCCCCACCATAGAGCACCTCAGAGATATCATTAGTGGCCAGGAACACCGTTTGCCTGACCGTTGGTTCCTGCTTCATCCACGGATTGGTCAGCGCCTGGTCGTACGCCTGGAGGCAGTCCAGCCGATCGGGCCATCTCGGCGTCGTATCGGGCGAGGAAGTCGGCGAGTTTGCAGCGATGGTCGTGTTCATGCTTTTGCTTCACTTCCCCGCTGAGGTTCACGTTCACCACCTCGCCGCCAGCGTCACGCTTCTCCTGCTCCAGGTTCAGGGCATCGGCCGCAATCAGCACCCGGGCCGCAATCGAGCGGGCCCGGGAGGACTCCTCGCGGTTGGTGACAATATTGGCCAGCTCCTCGCCCAGCATGGCTCGGATCTCCTCCGGAATCGGCCAGCGCTGCCGCAAGGCTTTGTCAACGAGGCGTGTATCACGCGCCCCAATGGCAGGCGAGATCGTGGGCTTGCCCCCCAAACCCCCCGGTGCAGCGGACTCAGGTTGTAGATTATTCATGCCCTGGTTCCTCGCTCCCCCACACTCTCATCGGCCAAAACCTGGGCGTACTAAATGACCTGCCCCACCCCACGCCCCCACCCGAGCCGCCCTCCCAGTGTAGTGTCGCTGTCAATGAGACTGCTTTGCGTTTAGGAAGTCAAGGCGCCACGGATTGCAAACACGACTTCAGGCAGACGGACCAGCACTTCCTCATTGGCAAACCGAAGTGTCCTAAAACCCTTCTCTTGGAGCACTCGGTCTCGCACCGCATCCTTGGCTTTCTTTTTTAGCTGCCGATGCGAAGGATCATCAATCTCAACTACGAGCTTCTTGGCAGGGCAGTAAAAGTCGGCTATCCAACCAAATAAGATACTTTGTCTGTGAAATCTAAATCCTAGTTTGTTGCATCGGATATGCTGCCATAGTAAGCGCTCACACTGAGTAGCGTGGTTGCGAAGACTTCTGGCCCAAATCCTAGTCTGTAGTGGAACCCAGTTTCTAATCCCATTGCCCTTCGGAAGTCTTTTCCTCAATCGCATGAGTTCCCCTTTTACTACATCTTGTAGTATTCAGCTCTTGCCGCAGTCAAGTCGGTCGCTCACCGGCCAGGATACGGTCGATGAAGTCGGTCCCCAGGGCGGCGAGCGCCGCCTTGTCGTCATCCGTGAGTTGAGGCAGGTGCTTGGGGTCAATGTCGTCGTCGTCCTTGTCAACTCGACGGAGCACCGAGACCAGCAGAGCATCGAATGCCCGCTCTTCTCGGTCTTTTTTGGTGTCATTGAGCATCATGGATCGTCACTCCTCTGACCACTCTACCGCTCTCTCGCCCACACCGCAATCCCACTCGCCTGCGCCGCGTCCCATCCTCTGAGCCAAGCCTTGGCGAAACCGCCGGGTCCTCTGACGTAAGGACAGGACACGCGTTTCGTCCCGCGCTGACCAGCGCAATAGCCACGGAACCATACGGTTTCATGGGATTTGCCACGAAAAGGACATCTAGGACCTTTAGTTTCAGACATCACTCTGCCGCTCCGCTGGGGCCGGCACTTATGACAGAATATTCCATATCTGTCTACCCAGGAATTCTGTGTATGCCGGCGGAATCGCCTGGGTCAATTCGGCGCCAGTCATCCAGTCGATCCCCATGGCCAACGGCCCGCAGTAGCTACCCACGTTTCCCACCACGCTGATGAACCCGCCGGCGAGAAAATACTCTTTTTTCCGCGATCCACGATTGCTCTTGATACGGTGCCTTGGATGCGGTGGTTGAAACATCCAGAACGAGGTTTCGAACCATCGATGGCGATAAGTCCGTAGACCGAACATGGCGCCGCACAGCATGATCGATCCCCTGCTGAGCGGCGCCCCGTACACGTTCTCGATCAGCCAGGGCCGCCCAATTCGTTCCAGGAGTTGGCGCGTCTGGGGCACAAGGTCGGGATGCTCGAGCCGCCGCTGCTCCATGGTGTTAAACAAACGGCTGTAGCGCTGGCAAGGCGGCGATGCCGCAATGACGTCGTATTCTCGGCCGTGCGCCGCGAGGTACTCCAGGGCCTCGGCCTTGACGAATCGGAACGGGTAATGCGGCATCGGTCTGTGATCCACCCCAGTGCAGTCAAACCCAGCACGATGGTAGCCCATCGAACAGCCTCCCGCGCCAGAAAAAAGGTCAAGCAACCGTGGTCTCATCCTCTCAGCATCCTCTCGATCAGCGCCACCGCCTCGCCGGAACGGACCATGTCCCCCGTGAAGCGAACCAGCCGATATCCCAGCTCAGCCGCACGGTTGTACTTCGGGATATCGCGCACAAATCCACTCGGTCTTGTGTGTCCTCCATGGGTCCAAACTCCGCCCTCGCATTCGATCAACAGTCCCAAAGGGATGTAGGCGAAGTCCGCACGCCAGCGCCTGGGCGGCGCGAAGCGAAACTGCGGCACCGGCTCCGGGAGACCACAGAGCCTGATCTGGCCGAGCAGCTCCTCCTCCAGGGCGGAGTACCGGGGACTAGGTTGCTTCAAGTGCGTCAAGCTCCTGCTGGAGTTCCAGGATACGCTGCTCGCGCCAGTGCTCGCCGTCGTACAGCAGTTGGTTATCCTTTTGCAATTGCCGCACCATCGCCAGCAACTGGGGCACCCAGACGCGGGCGCCGGCGATAAAGCAAGCATCTTCCGGTCGAAACAGATCACGCAGCAACCTGTCAGCAATACGGGTCACGCTCTGGTGGTTATGATTGGCAACCAGATGCCGGCAATCCTCTCCCGCAAGATGGGTGAACAGCCATTCCCCTGCGGTCGCCGCCTGCTCGGCCGCTTCAATCTCCCGCAGATATTCTTCGGCCAGGATCATTGCCGCTCCCTCCATTGGCGATACGCCTCGTCCAGATTGCGCAGCAGCTCAGCCGAGCACCCCAGCGCTCCAGCCATCTCCGCCTCTTCGCAGGGGCACGGCTGGTCGCCTGACAGGATGGCCTGGATACGTGCCTCGCTTGAACGGCTGTAGCGGGCGAAGTCGGCCTCGCTCCAACCGCGTGCCTCCAGCTCCTCGCGCAGGTACTGTCCCAGGGGGAAGGCTTCAGCTGGTTGCACGCTCGACCTCCGCCGCAACCGGTTCAGCAGTCCCGGTGCAAATGCTGCCTGCACTATCTTTGAAGAGAATTTTGGCGCCTTCCCGATCGTGTGTTACGCTTCCCCACACAGTCCTCCCTTCGATGACGTGTACGATTTTCCGACACCCCCTAGAATCGCACCAGATCGTTTTTGCCACGTCCACTGCCCCAGAACCGCCGCAGATAGCCATTTTCATGGTGTTGCAGCGGGGATAGTGGCCTTCCGAGGCACTCAGACACGAATTGGACCACTACCCAGGCTGGGACTTTCTCAGATTCTCACCCTGAAACCCTACCGCGGCTGCCTTTTCGACAGCTTTGCCGATGCTGGGATGCTTGGCCGCCACGAGAGGCAAGCGCTCTCGGCAAATCTGAAACACGGGATCGGCCGCATACTGTTCCGCCGCACCTTGTTTCCCTGTCGCGCGCAGATAGAAGCAGACACGTTCGCCGCCGAGATGCACGGCTTCCCGCCAGCGCTCGTCAAGCGGGCAAATGGGGGCGTTGCAGTTGTAGAAGCGCGGGCAATCTGTGGGTGCCGGACGGGTGCCAGTCTCAACCATTGTCTACTCACTTTCTCTCGTTAGAGGGATTCGGGGGCAGGCCCCTCAGCCACGCCAGAGCCTCTTCCTCGGTCACGCACCGATTCTCCGGCCCAGGAAGTCGCCAGAATTGAACGCCGAGATGAAATGCTGGCCATGCCCCGGCGCGCCGGAGAGCTGCGATCTCGGGGTCCTTTGCAAGGTCAAACAGATCCGTCATCGCTAGCCTCCTCTTGCCGGCACTCGTTGCACAAACCGATTCCGTCATGCTCATCCTCGAACAACATGGCCCCGCACTCGATGCACGAGTCGAGATCGGGATCGGGATCGGGATCTCCCGCACGCCAGTCGCTCATGTCGATCACGGCTCGATCCTCCGAAGCTGCTTCTCAAACGAGCGCGGTATCAGGCCGATCCCTTGAGTGAGCGGCCGCTCGGATTGCGCAATGCCGGCCAGCCGCTGAGCCATTGAGGCCGCGGCCAGCTGCTGTTCGTGAGAGCGCTGCTGCTGGAACCAATTAGGATTTCTCAACTCGTAATCCACCAACCTCATCGCCACCGGGCGATGCCGATTGTCGGCCGACTTCTCCGTCAGCGGCATCCGGTAGGTTCCGGCGATTCTCTCGCCGCGGGCGCACCGGCACGTCACCGCCATGGTCGAGCTGTCTATCCATTCTCCATCCAGAATAAACCTCAGGTGCGGCACGACCACCCAACCGGACCCGCCGCAATCCGAGCACGTGAAGCCGGCCTGATCGAGCGCGGCATTTTCGGCGTGGTGGCGCTTCAGGCGCTCGGAGCGCAGGCGCGCTTGGAGGGCGGGAAGGTGTCCGGTCCGGAACTTCGGGGCATTCCCCTGGGCCAGGTAAGTGGTTGCCTCGCGCAATTCGGCAACCGTATAACCCGCATGTTGGAAGACGTCGAAATAAGCCTCCAGCATTCTCAAGTCGGCTTCGGTGCTAAAGGCAAAGAGGGTGGCGTGACACTGAGCCCAGGCGTTGAAGTCTGACCGTTGCACGATTCTCTCCTTTCGCGTTCTACACGAATACGTTCCAATTTGTCCGTTATAGTTTCTCCCTTGAGCGCCGCCGATCCTTCGTCTTCCCAGCGGCGCCCGTTCAGCCAGGCTTCCGGGTTGGGAACGAATCGCCCCTCCTCGCGCCGCCAATCCTCCCTGGTGATTTGCCGTGCCACCGCCGCCATGATCTCGGCCAGCAACTCCGGAGACGGCCGCAGCTTCTGCCAGGCTTTTGACGCGGCCTGTTTTTTCTGCTTCCGCGGGTACTGACTCCAAAATTCCTCGAACCCCGCCGCTTGCCCCCTTGGGGGGTGAGGGGGGTCTTTTTCCTTCTCCTGCTCCTTCTCCTGCTCCTGCTCCTGCTCCTGCTCCTGATTTGCCAAAGGGTTTCGATACACTTCCGCAAACGCTTCGCCAAACCCTTTGCCTAACCCTTCGACGAAGTACTTAAGATATTGCCCCGCTTGCACTTTCAGCGCACACTCTGGAAGTTCTTCCCATGAATCTCGCCATGATAGTACGACGTTTGGGTTTGCTGGCGAATTGTACTTGACCGCGTTTTTGACCCACACTAATTGGGCTTCCCAGTCGGCTTCCACCATGCCTTCTCGAAACACTTCGGCAAACGCTTCCCGAAACCCTTTCAGGGACCAGCGCAATTGTTCGGCGAAAGCCGCTTCACCGATCGAGCACAGTCCAGGAATGACTCCGGTTTGCCTCCCAGCAATCAAGTGCCACCAGAGCATTTGGCCGCATGGAGGAGACGCACTCAAGCGCCGATATTTCTCGTCTCCATGCATCCTCATATCAATCTTCCTGAACCTCGACATGCCGCGATCTCCGGGCGCAAAGCGATCCCCTGGTCCCGCGCTCGTCGAAAGTGTCTGAACCGGCTCTGGAAGCGGAGCACGGGGACTCGAGCGCGGGGTCAGAGAATCAGCACTTGTCACCAGAAGCGCTTCCATAAGATGCTCCTTTCGAGAGCACGCGGCAGCTTACCCGCGACCTCGAATCGCGTCAAGTCAATTCCTCTGCGCCCAGTCCTCCCCCATCGCCTCCACGCGCCCGAGCAACTCCCGCAGCACCTCGTTAATCCGCCCCTTCTCCGCCGTGGTGGTCTCAAGCGCCGTCCCCAACACTCCGTTGGTGAAAAGCTCCACGGCCAGGATTTTCCCTTCAGGCGAGAGCGTGGGCCAGAGGCTCAGCAGCGACCGGCCGGCGAGGATGAGAGCTGGGCCTGGGCCCGGGCCTGGGCCCGGGCCTGGGCCCGGGCCTGGGCCCGGGGACCATCGGGGCTGACCGTGGGCCTCGCTGGGGTGCATGGTGGTGTCCTCTACTTCGCATCTCTGGGCAGATCCTGCTGCCGCCGCTCCCGCTGGGCCAGCGCCCCACACGCGATCGAGCAATACCGCGTCGTCGCCCGCAGTTGCTTCCCAGGACGGCGCAAATTGGCTCCGCAGTGCAGGCATCGGCGATGCACTGGCTTGGGATCACGGTCTTTGTATCGTGCCATATTCATTACCCCCGGGGTCACCACTTCGTGCTTGTCGTCATCGCCCTGCCACAGGCTAGGACCACGCCGCGGTCACGGATCGACGCGACCCAGCGGACCATCCGCCAGGCGGGTGACCCCGGGGGCAAGGTTACGAGCGCACCCCCTCTTCCTGGATCGCGGGCCGCTCCTCATCCGCCTCGGCCTGCTGCCCCCACTGCTTGGGCGAGCCATATTTGTTAATCAGTCCGTCTAGAAGTTCTTGGGCCTGATCCCGCGCTAAATCCTCGAAGCGCTCGACCCGGTAATTGTGACGCAAGCGGTTCCTGATCGTGTCCGGTTCCCAGCCGAAATGATCCACGAATTCCAAGAGCAAGCCCAGTTGGTCCCCTGTGAGTCTGGGGTCTGATGGCGGTCCAAGGGACACGGGAGGCAGGAGAGGCAGGGAAGGAAGGGAAGGAAGCGTCTTGCCCGGCTCGAATTCTTCCATGAGCTGCGCGTCTCTTATCGTCCCCACCTCGCTCTCGTCCATGAATCCCAGACCGCATATCGAGAGCGTGACTCTCCGTTTTGATTTGGTTTCCGCCTTCATGAGCCGGTTCGCCAGATCGTCTCCCTTCAATCCAGTCAGGCTCACTACCCCTGTGGATTCGTCGACCCGGCCGTCTTTCGTCTTGGCCCGCGCTGTTACGACATAGAGGTCCCCGGTCCTCTCCCTCGATACGATCGAGACCGAGATTTTTCGCTTCTCGCGCAACTGATCCGTCGCCCCCGCCTTGGCGTACAGGGTCAGTTTCCCCTGGAGAGTCATATACTCGAAGGGCCGCGTCCGGTGATTGAGTCCCAGGGAACGGCACACGTCCAGATAGTAGCGAATCCGCTCCTCCGGGGTCAATTTCGAGAGGTCGCCCTGGATCACGACCCGCTCCGCGATGTCCCCGTAATCTCGATCATGCTCCGGCGCCGAAGTCGGCACAGTGCCGGTGGTTTTCGCTGGCACACTCATTGAGTAATCCTCTCCTGATTAGGTGTTTTGCCAAAGTCGAACGACGACGCAATGTCGTTTTCGATCATGAACGCCATGATGGCGTTCAGCGCGTCAACAGCCGTGGCGAACGGCCCCAGCTTGTGGAGGACATCTTTCCAGCCCCACTGGTCACGCCATCGATACACCAGGCCGTACCAGTCCTGGTCACAGTCCCACGCCCCGTACCAGAGATCGTCGCTCATGATTTCCTCGCTGTGTCCCGCGCTGCGTCCCGGGCGTTGGCTTGATCCAGGAATTGCCGCACCGTCTCAGTCGGCTGCCGGTTCTCATCCCGGTACATCTGCTGCAACCGCGGCATCAGCTCGGTGCCGCGGCGAGTCAATTCAGCCGTTATGTCGTCCCACTCATGCCAGACCATCCCGGCCGGCAAAGTAATCCGGCAGCAGTCCCGCCAGATCCCCACCCCGATCCGGAGCAGCTCGTCGTCGGTCAGGGTACCGAGCATCTCTCGGTAGGCAGTGCGGTCGATCACGTCTGCCCCCTCCTCGCGAGGTCCAGCTCCACCGTCGTCCGCCTAAGCTCCTGACGGAGCCGGCTATTTTCGAGCCAGTGCCGATTCGCATCCACTGCCGTCCGCTGCAGTTCATCCTGGAACCGGCGGTTATCCAACCAAGACTGAGTCGCGATCGCGCACGACTCATCGTAGAGCCGCAGCGTCTCGACGAGACGCTGCCGCAGATAGTCCCGTTCTTTTTCCATCTCCGTTATGATGGTACGCAAGTACAGGACGTGCGTATTTGCTCGTTCGATCCGAATCATCGTCATCCCTCCCCGCCCAGATCCCACCACTCGTCCGGTTCGTGCAAAATCGACTTGGGCTGGCCGCACTCGCACGCGCAGCGAGAAACCTCGCCCGTCTGCCCACACTCCTCGCAGGGACGCGGGCCACGGGAGTCGATCGAGGGGAGCCAGGCAGAACCGTGGCATTCAGGACAAAGCATCAGTATTCCTTTGAGGTTCGCTGGTTTTCATGAGCCACCTCTATCCCTCCAAATGACTGCCCCGAATCGAACGGGGTCGAAGTTCTGCCTGCACGGCAGGCCCTTCAGCAGCGCTGGCGCGCCCGGGGTATACCATTCCCGCCTCAGCCATCCCATGATCAAAAAGGCACCTCTCCCATCTCAAACTTCCTCACCGCCGACACCGGGTACACGATCGCATGCACCCGGCATCTTAGGCACCGCCACCCAGCCCGGCACTGGCACCTGACGTCCCCCTGCTCCAGCGTGTGCCGCGCCCAGTCGCGCAGATCACGCTGCTCCCGCTCCACCTGCTCGTGGTACTGGGCCGCTGCAGCCAGGCCCTCGACCAGACCATCGACGTCCCAGCCCTCACGGGTGAGGTTGATTTCCTCGTCGTCATCCGGTAATCTGTCTGCACCTGCCAGCATGAGTGTTTCTCCTTGGGTGGGGCTGCCCCGGTGGCAACCGGGGCAGCCCCTTCAATTTTTACGCCACCATCGTGAGGGATCGCATCGCCAACGTCCGTTCCACCTCGTCGAACAAAAGTCGTCGAACTTCGCTCCTTGGAGTATCATCCGCCCAGTTGAGGAACCATTGGACCGCCGCAGGATCCCTCAGCGCCCGATCCGCGCCAAAGCATACTCGAGCGAAGAATTCCTCCACCTCTGCCACCGTCTCCAAAGCTAGCCCTTTCCAGCCACAATAGCCGATCACGCAGGCGCCCTTTACCGGCCAATTCTGAACGCAAATCATTGGCGGTGGGTTGGTCGTTGCGCCCTGGATCAACATCGGATCGTTTTGCTCCAGCGCGTCCCGCAGGGCCTCCAGGCCAGCCGTGGGAAACTGCGGGGCCAACCCCTCCCGCCAGCATAATCGCCAAGACTCCATCTCGACCTCCTTTTAGTCCATCGCCTCGTATCCAGGGAGCTTCGGTTTGTCCGTACCATTCAGCCCAAGATCACGAGTTCGGATCTCTCGGAACGCCCGGAACACGACTCCACCCATATCGAATTGAATGTCGGTCCCGCGCTCACTAACCCGCTGAATGAGGCCTGCCGCCCAACCGCGCCCGCGCCGCGCCCAAACTAGGTCTCCCACTTTCCACTCCATAGACTTTTTCCGATCCCGCTCATTCTGCTCGTACTGCTCGTCCCTCCCCTTCTGGCATGCCGGACACAGGTCGTCCCCGCCGTGGACCTGGGTCAGATTCCAGCCCTGGTCGCCAGCGACCCGGAGCGCGTACTCGTACGGGAGCGGCTCCGCCGACGCTACCGCTTCGCACCCCTCGCCGTCACAGCGCACGAAATACAGACTCCGTGGGTCCATCATCGTCATCCCTCCTGCCCGGGCGCGTGGGCGCCCACCCGGGCATCGTCGTCACCGGTCACTTCGCCGCCGCGATCCGCCGCAGCCTGGCCGCCTGGATCGCCTCCTTGGCCTCCCACAGCTCCTGCCGGTGCATCTGAAGAGTCAAGTCATTCGGCATCTCGTTCCACAGCAGGGCCGCGTCCACGGCGCGCAGCAGATCGTGCAGCAGCTGCGTCTCGATCACCTCCGTCCGGGTGGCTCGTGTCGTCGTCGCGGTCATGGTCGTCTCCTGTCAGTTCATTTCTACCACCGGTTCTGTGCCGT